ATGAGCTGCTTTATTCTCTCATTGAACTTCGCCCTGGAGATGCTAGAAGGAGATTTCGTAAAGCTATTTTTGAAGACTATCCGCTGCGTGGTCCGTTAGGGCAATGTGCTTGTGCATATTGCGGACGATGGGACCAAAAACTAACCCTTGATCACATTGTCCCTAAAAGTAAAGGCGGGCCTCATTTTGCTAGGTATAACATTTTGCCTTCCTGTCAGTCTTGTAATTTAAGCAAAGGAGCAGAGCCAATTTTTGAATGGTGGCGTCCGCAGCGTTTTTGGACTGAAAAGCGAGAAGAAATTTTGCTTGCATGGGTGCATCACAATAGCTTCGTGAGTGCTCATACCTCCTTGCAAGACATTGAAGCTTTTGCCGAGGAGCGTGATTATTACATTCCACCGTCAAAAGAAGAAGCCCCCATTTCTGGGGGCTTTTGTTATACAGAATGGCAGGTGGCTTAGGCTTTTTCTACGGGATCAAATAGCACTTGTTTGCCAGGGAGATCGTAACGAATGCCAGGCATTGGACAGAATCCGTCTGTACATTCCACATTATTTTCAATGGCCTCCAGGGCTTCTTTTTCCTCATCCATTTCAAGAGCATGAATGAGAGTGTTTAGATACCACTTTGCCTTACGAAGATCTTCTAAGCCATTTTTGTTTTCGTAGCGCCAAACGTATTTGAAGATGTTGCCTTTCAGTAAGCCACGAAAAGCTTCAGGAGACATACTTGCCTCCATTGCTTCAATGCATTCAATGCCTCCGAAGGAATAATGAGAGGGGCTATTAACGGGATCAAAAGGCATTGCCATTTTCCTCAAATGCTTGGAAGGCTTCTTTAAAGAGAGGGCGGGCCAAGGTGGCCAAGGCTTGAGCGTAGCATTGAATCTCACCTTGCGCATCGGGCTTATCGCGCAATGAAAGGAAATGCAGAAGGGCTTGCAAGCTGCAGGTCCACGTGAAAGAAGTGTACGTTGACATTGGCATGATGCCACGGGCTTGCTCTTTGCTCACGCCTAGCGTCAGCAGCGCCTTATAAGCCTGCTTTGCCTGCTCTAGCGCCTTGGCATATTCAATCATTGCCACTTGGTTCATAGAGGGCTCTAGGGGGCCAGCAGAGGCTTGTTTATTACTAGGGCTCTGCTGCCTGAACTGGCGTGGCATGTAATACGTGTCGTCATCAGCTTCGCAATAGCGAAAGCTCTTTTCGTTCCAGCCCAATTGATCATTGGCAAACGTGCCACCAATTACATGTTTCCACCATTGCCGCGCCACAAATAGTGGCGCTTTGATTTGCCATTTAATGACAACGCCACGAAACGGACTAGTGTGCTGATGCTTCACTAAATAGTTAAGAAGCTTTTGATCTTTTTCAGACCATTCCACAGAGGCTTGATCGAAGCTTTGCCGCGCATCACAAACGATGTCAAGCGAACTTCCCATCCAATCGACAAGCCGAACAAAGCTAATACCGTCACAGAGGGGATCAATGGTTTGAAGGACAGGATGAGTCATTTGTTGGCTTTGTAGGTGGACCAGGCAAACATGCGAATAGTAAAAGCAATGACCACCCATTGCCAAGGGCCCAGCATAAATCCTGGAAAAATCCAGCCCATGCAAATACTTAGCAACCATGCTCGCAGACAGATTAACGCAAAGACAACAATGATCTCAGCGATGATCTTGCTGACAATCTTGAGCGGGTCGTCTTGTGTTGGAGATAAAGTCATGAATCAAGAGGAAGGGGCGAAGCCTCTGGAAGCTAATCATAGGCGCCACCTTCGTTTCTGAGTGCCAAACAATGCAAGCTTTGGCTTGTCTTCCGTCTTTCACAATGCCAGAGATGGTGCCTAGGAGGCTAGTGGGCATCCATCCAGCAGCAGTGGGCTGCACGTAGACGACGGTTTGCCCAACTTCCCACATGTGGGACACTGGCGTGGTCGGGAGCCTTTTGAAGGAAGCCGCACCAAGTTTTTCGGCTTTCCTTCCATCGTCCACTGGGTAAACAAACTGCTTGCCTTTTCGCTGCATCGCTAGGCTAAAGCAAATGACTGGAGATCAATGTCAAGACTTTTCAGTGTTCCAGTAGCATTAAACTACAACGGACGAGATTTTATTGCAACCATGGGACCTTTTGAACGGAGCATGGAACGGGACTTTGCCCTTGTTGCCAACAAGAAGGCTTTGGAAGAATGCAATGATATTAATAAGCTTAAAGAAGTGGCATGGAACATGATGCAAGGCTGGAGCAACATGCAAGATGCCACTGCATCGCTTGTAAAGGAGAATCTTGAACTGCGTCAGGCCATGCAGATTCAGCAGATGGACCTTGAAGCAGCAGATGCTTTGCTTGGTGAAGCAGGCGAAGCCATTAAGACGTTCGCAGAACAGCAGCAATCTTCTCAAGCCAGGCGATTTCTTTGGCCGTTTGGGAAGTAAGCAAAAATACTTTCCAGCCACAAAGCATGGCTAGGTTAAACTTTCTGGCATCTCGTTCGTAGCCAGAGCCAGTAACATGACGGCCACGATTAAAAGTGCCACCTTGTATTTCAATGAGAGAGCGAGAAGGAAGATGTGCAAAATCTGCTCTGTAACGTTTTGAACGTTTGCTTTTTGCATAGCGCTCTTGAAAATCAGCTTCCCAGGCTTCTACATCGCTAAATTCCCGAATCAACGAAAGATCGGGATAGTGAGCTTGCCAAAGCCCGAGAAATTGATCTTCAAGAGCACTCATGAATTCATGGTCAATTCTTCATACGATAATAAGAATAACTATTTGATTGATTTAAACGCGATATCATAGTGCAATTCTTCAGGACTACTCTCGACAAGCGACACACAAAGGTCCCCCCGTGAGATCAGAGAGTTCATTGCACAACATACTCTCAACTCTTGAATTTTTCGAGAAAGAATAACGACTTCATCCTCAGTGAAGCCTTCTTCTTTTCGGGAAACCATAAGACTGAGAGCGGATGCCTCCATAAGGCTCTCAGAACCTTGTTCGGAGCGTTGAAATTCCAAAGAGGAATTCCACCATTTTTTCAGCGCATTGGCGGCATCAATAGCGGTAATGGAATTGCCGCTGGTTGGATACCAGCGCTCTTGAACAGAATCAGAAGCGATCATGATGCTAAAGGCTCAAAAAGACGGTGGTTAATTAGACGGCAGCAAAAGCTACTTTAGCTTGTTGGTTCTGGTATTTGCCATCACCATAAGCACTCCCCACTTCACTATCAAGCTGATAGAAAGTGATTTGTACTATCCCTTCATTGGCATAGATGCGAGCTGGAAAAGCCAAGGGATTGATAATACAAATAGTGAGAAAACCAGACCAACCAGGCTCAATTGGCGTAACGTTAATGATGGTGCCTTGACGTGCATACGTTGACTTCCCGTCCGTAATGCCCATTACATTGTTGGGCATTGAGATGCGTTCAAGGCTAACGCCAAGAGCATATGAATGCGGAGGGAGAACAAAATACGTAGAGCCGAAAGCTTCAATGGGAGAAGCTTCGTACATCACGCTTTCGTCGAAGCTCTTTACGTCAAGAGGCTCAGGCGGCATGATGCTTTGATTAATGGCATTATCAATCACCATGAAGCCCTTGGGAGAAAGGCGAAGATCGTAACCAGCATGGGACAGGCCATAAGACAATGCTTTTGTCCCATTGTCTAGTTCACGGCGCTTTTCTCCAACGAAGGGGAAGATGATGTCATTTTCAGCAAGTTTGCTGATTTGCTTGTCGTTAAGCAGCATGAAAGAAAAGGGGCGTCGCCGCCCCCAAGAAACAACAACGAAGAAAGGTTTCAGAACAGATCGTCGCTAGATGAAGACGAAACAAAGCTGCTGCTTGCGCTTTCGCCGTTTTGCCAGAACGAAGAATAAGCCTTAGGGCTATTTTCCATCTTGTTGACAGTCACTTGCCCTTTGAAATGAGGGGCGGTGTCTTTATCGCGCTTATCATTGTTCCACAATGCCACGCGGAAAGAATAATTTCCTTGTGCATTGGGACCAACTTTCTTGGCAGCATTGAGAATGTCGGGAGTGAGATCGACAGTGCCGGAGAATACGGGAGCGTTGCCAGCGGGCATGTAGTGTTCCTCAAAAGGAGAGTGGTCGGCCCTGGTGGGGCTCTAGAAGCATAGCGGGAATGGACTGATAGTCAAGCTCCACGGTCCATAGAAATGGTTAAGGGACGCCCGCCTGGGTAATGCTCGAAAAAGTATTGCTGGGTCTTCTGCGCCATGATGCCTGCCTGCATGGCAAGGTCAGCGCCATCTAGTGAAATGATTTGAGCTTCCTGCCCTTTGTCAGTGTCAGGATCATAAATAGCAATGGCGCAATGCGCTTCATTAATTTCAATGTCATACATCTGCTCAATGGCTTGGGCGTAAGCGCCAAGCTGCATGCGGTAGTCACCTAGCTGCGTATCAGGCTTCTCTTTGTAGGAAGTCTTCCAATCGAGCAAAGCAATATTGCCATTGCCCATGGTGGCGAGCATATCAAACGTACCTGAGTAGCCAGTTTCAGTGGAGGGGCAATACCATGCGATGGCGCTTTCCACTAAGAGAGGACTGGCTACTGTCGTCAGGAAATTGGCAATGCTGTCGAAATAAGGGACAAACAATGGATGGGAATCAAGGTGGCAATTAATGTCTTCGCCGTTCCAGAAATCTTCTAGAACGCCATGAAGCCAATTGCCACGTTCCACTGCAGAGCGTGTGCGACGATTTGCTTCTTCATCGCCTACTTTCTTGCGCCAGTTCATGAGCGCTGCAATCTTGCCAGGGGGCGAACACGCGCTCGCAATAGTCGTGACAGAGGGCAAAACATACCCTTCGGGAACATTGCTGAAACCGGCGCAAAGATAGTACCTGCGCTTGTCGATCTGAAGTCGGTTGGGTTCGTAGCGGGCGAGAGAAGGCATCGAAAGAGCGTGAAGGGACAGATCGTAGCATGCCATTATTTTCCATAGCTCTTCACGCAATAACTTCCACTGGAATAAGAGCCAAGGGGACAAGATTGTTTCTTATCTTTTACAACCGCCCATTGGCTTTTATTAGAAGCACTAGGCATGCAATAGCCGCTTGATGCGTAATAACCAAGGGGGCAGCTATTTCCTACGCGAGGCACTGGCATTGATTCTGCAAAGCTTGCCATGGGAAGCAAGGCCAGAAAAAGAATTGTTTTCATTTTTCGTTCATGTCCCAGAAGTATTCGCAGCCATCTTCCGTATAAGGCGGCGTTGCAAGATAACTCTGCCAAATGCCAGAGGGCGCCATATAGCGCCAACAATCTTCTTTGACAGGGCATTCATCGCCCTGACACATTGCAATATCGGCCAATTCACTTCTCCTTTAAGACTTGAGGAACGAGACGAATGCGCATGGCCGTATCAATGCCAAGTTTGTTTTGATGGCGCGATACATGCATTGGATAACCGCAAAAGCCGGTAATAAGGCATGCGTATTTGTAGCGAAAACTAGCTTGGGTGCCGGCCGTTTGACATTCCTGCCAATGACCAGACTCAACATTCTTCCTGCCGGCAATTGACCCTCCCCTTTTTCCAGCACTAGAACGCTGCTCAAAGGACAAAGCCTGGCCACCTTTTGAGCCAGCTTTTTTGTTTTTAATGGACATCCACTTATGGAATAAATCCAGCAACTCGGGCCAGTCACTCTCTACAAATGACTGTTCCCAGCTCCAGATACAGGGACGGTCCATGACACAAGATTGAATAACTCCATGGGCTGCATGCTGAGATGCTGTTAATTTGACTGTTTCTGTTCCTCCGGAGCACTTGGGAAGTGGATGATGCGCATCGTGCAGGGTCTTTGGGTGAGGTGGCATTAACTTGTTATGCTCAAGGCATTTTGAAACGAAAAGATTGAGATCATCAAGAGTGGGCGTCGTTTTGTCTTGAATCCATTGGAATTCTGACAAGCTGATTGGCGTGGGCAATGTCATAAAACAATTGGCATACGTCTGCTTTGGATTGCGAGGCTAGTTCGCCGATTAACATCGCATCGGCGATTGTCGCCAACACTGCAGCAATACGTCGATCACTGCTAAGCGTATCTTCAGGAAAGCTCCAGAATGCTTCATGACAGGCATCAATCAGAGAGCGACGATTCGTCAGCATTTTTAGCTTCGTGTGCGTGCTCTTCTGTATAGCCAAGGAAGCCGTCAAGAATGAGAGATTCTGTGAATCCGCATCCTTTTAAATAGCAAGAAAAATCTTCAACAATGTCATAAATAGTTGCCTTGTGACTTACCACTTCAATAACAAAGGAAGGATTGCCATAGCGACTGGTAATAGTGTGCTTCCAAACATGGGGGTACGTTGTCAAGTCCATGGAAATTCAAGAAGAGGTGAATTGTTGTTATCGGCGCAAACAGTTCCAGCAAAGGCCCGCGCAAGGCGGGCCGCTGCTAGATCTATTGCTTTTTTGCGGCGAAAACTTTCATGGTTTCTACCATTGCTTCGGGAGAATCAGAAGCACGCAGGCAGTCGATTTCCTTTGTCATCTCCGTTTTGGTGATGACAAGCTGCTCTTCCTTCGCCCATAGCGTGAGCATCGCTGCTGCTACGTTGCCAAACTGCTGCCACGTCTTCACCTCAGTGGCACGAGACAAGCCAATGGTTTCCAGGGCAGCTTTGCCAAGCGCCATGCTTGCCTTCTCATCTGCATAGCCAAACGGATTGGCCTTGCAGATGGTGGTCAGAGCAGTTTTAGCATCGAAGGCCCCTGCATCATTGGCGGCAGGAGCTGACGCTGCTCCAGCAGCTTCAGGAGCTGATTTAGTTGCCGCTGCTGCCTTGCTTGTCCGCGCAGTTTGCTTCGGAGCTTCCTGTTGGAGCGGGAGTTTTGATGAGGCTTTTTCATCTTCCTTGGGAATGTCTTCGCCTGCATAGAGCCGCAGTCCAAGGCCCGTAAATGTGGCGATGGCTTTTACGGCAGCACGCTGGCAGTTGTCAGAGATGGCGCGACCATCGAGCTCCTTAATAGAGTTGTGCTTCCTGTCCATGATCGGGAAGATCAAGGCAACAGTGCGGCGGCAACCATCAGTGAGATAGGGGCGGAGATAGTAAGCGCCTGGTGTGCCAAACACCACTTCTCCAATGGTCTTTTCTTCAAAGGCCACAAAATACGTCGGGAAATGCTCCTTTAAATAGCGATAGGCAAAAGGCCAAGAAAGATAGGACAAGCCCTTGTAGTCTTTTTCAATGTGAGGGCCAATATCAGGCGTGTCGTAGGCAGCTTTAAAAGCTTCGGCACTGATCTCCAATGGAGAGAAGAGGCCGTTGTAACGATCCATTGCGGCTTGTTGAGCAGGGTCCATGGAAGAAAAATCAGACGGGGAGTAGAGCATAAGGGAATGGTTCATTCTTCTGGGAAAGCGAGTCCAAGAGTGACAGCATACCCTTCTTCGTTGTAGTCAATGACGACGGCATCAACTGCAATGCCAGTATCCTCAAGGAACATGTCAAGGCACATAACAAGTTCTTGATCAAGCTTTTGCATGCGAGCATTGAGCTCGGAAGTGGTGAGTTCTTTGATCATTTTTGTGATTGCGGTAAGCTCATATATTCGCCATACATAATGACGAAATCAACGGGCATATCAGAGCTTTCATTTTTAACAATGATGCTCTTGCCAGGCAATGGCCAATCAGCGACTGCCCTAATGTCAGTGGGAAGCTCGTAGTATTTAGGATCGAAGCCTTCGTCAATGGCTCCTTGCTCCCATAGAAGCTTCACTTCTTGATCGCCATGCTCAAGAAGAAATTCTTGGCAGGCGGCATTAAGCTGGGAAACTTTCATTGAAATCAGTTTCAAGGGACGTGGAATAGTCTTCAATGAGATCGAACGCACCATTAGCAAGAGTGGCGCTGCCTTCCCAGATGGGCGTCGAGCGAACAAGGCGCTCTAAGGTTTCGGAAAGGCTCAGTCTTGCCTCGTGGGCGATGTTGCTCAAGTGGGTGTAGGCAGTGTCAGTTAAGCTGAAGTGGCGGCCCTTCTTCAGCTCTTTGTTACCATTTGTCATAGAAGAGGGGACCAAGCAGGTAGCCGATTGAAAAGCCGATGATGGCGGCCAGCCAGAGTTCCATGAGGGATGAGAGGAATGGCGGTTATGGCCAGATTAGCCATGATTTCGGCGCTGGCAACAGGCTTACGAACAGCGCTGCTTATTGATGGCAGCCTCTTGCATTGTCTTGGCTTATGGGCCTGTTGCTCCTGGAATTCCTTGCTACAACAGACGCATTCCCACCATCGCTCATGGCATTCTCCATCCTGGACCACATTGAGAAGCTTGAACCAAGTGATCATCCAGGGAAATATATCTGCCCAGCATGCGGAGGCAATGATCTCTCCATTAACGAAAGCAACGGCGCCTACAATTGTTTCAATGATGATTCAGCAAAACATCGCGCTGAAATTCGTAACATCCTCGCCCCTTTAGATCGCTGGGAGCGCCCTCTTCGTGCTGCGCAATCATATACTTTCCCCTACGAAAACAGGCAAGGCGAGACGGTTATTAATGTACATCGCGATGACAGCAGTGGCAAGAAAACTATTCGCCAAAGCTATCCTTCTGTTCCGCAAAATGCTTCTCAACGTAAAACGCAAATTGATGACATAAGAAGCAATATTCTCCCCTATCGTTATAACGAAGCATGCCAAGCGCAAGAAGCTACTAATCTTCCCATTTTCATCGTTGAAGGTGAACTCACTTGTGATCGCTTGTGGGAAATTGGCCTACCATCAATCACCTTCCTTGGTGGCAGCGGACAATATCGCACCAATGGAGATTATTCGCAGCTTTTCCGAAAGCGTAAAGTTGTTCTTTGTCCTGATCGCGATGAGCCTGGCGTTGCTCTCATGCGGGAAGTGGCAGCAGATAACCCTGGGGCGCAATGGCTCTACGCCGATCCTGATAATTTTGAATGGGAAAGCCTCCCGCAAAACGGAGGCTACGACTTAGCTGATTGGCTTGATGATGGTGCAGACCAAGAGCTTATTCTCTCCTCCATTGTTTCTAAAGATCGCCATGAAGGCAAAGATGGTCG